GAACTAGGCACTTTAAAGTTTCATAATATGCTATTATAAACTTATCTTGAAATTTGCTGTAAGTGCCTGAATATTATTAATAACTCATTAATAATTCAATATTAATTTTATTAAAATCCCAATAAGGAATTTCTATTAAGGGAATATTTTTTTGAATACAATATTCTTTCTTTCTTTTATCATGCTCAGACACATCGTTCCAATAATCTGGACATTGATAATGTTGAGCGCCTTGATATTCAATTAAATGTGATAATTTATTATCTTTAAATATTGCAAAATCAAAACGTAAAGGATAACCTTTTGAAGATAATAAATCTGAAAATGAATATTCTGATTGATATTTTATATTGTTTTCTTGTAAAATTTTAGTAATCAACCCTTCGCCCTTAGAGCCTTTACAACCGCAACTAAAAATTTTCTTTTCTCTTAAAAGAATTCCTGTTGTAATAATTTGATTTCCGCATTGACATTGACACAACCATTTCGCGGCTCCACGAGAATTAGAATCAACTTGTTTTATTACGGTTAAAAAACCATATTTTTTATTTGTTTCATCAATTACATTTGAGCGAGAAGTATTATAATTTTCTTTCTCTTTTTTCTTAGAACAAGATTTACAACAAGTACTTTTCCCTCTTCGTAAATCTGTACCGCAAATATTTTTTATTACACCACAATCACATTTACATTCCCAATATAAATTACCACCAGAACCTAATCTACCTACAGATTTTATAACTGTCCATTTCCCAAATTTTTGTTCTGTTAAATCAATTCTTGCCATATTCAAACCTCCAAATTTGAATATTTTATTTATGTCGCTTGAATTGGAGTTCATTACTCATTAAATAGCTTTTTTAATGCTCCCGACAGATAGTTACATCCTTGCTCTTTATAAGGCGTTTCCAAGCGTAACTAACAAACGAATGATAACGCACATGGAGGCGGGAGCAAGATTTGAACTTGCGACCTCTAGCTTATGAGGCTAGTGAGCTGCCAACTGCTCTATCCCGCGACATACTAGGCTCTGTTTTTGTCTATTATTCTACCATCTGAATTAATGGCCCAATTGGACTATGTTGGAGTCGAACCAACGACACATAGATTGTTCTATGAAGTTTGCTGTAAGAGCCTGCTAATAATTTGTAAACTGTCTAGGCGGTTAATACGTATAAAATTAAAACCAAATATAATTTTCTCTTGTATTTATTAATAAATTTGCTGTGACCGCCTTAAATCATTCAATAAACTTCCATTTATAGCCGTATGCTTGTTTTCTATTATCTAAGCCTCTTGCTGCACGGCCAATAACATATGAAAGTTTTTTTAAATCTGTAATTTTGGTTTTTTGATTGTTAATTAACCATTGTCCTGCTTCAACTTGACTTCCAAAACTTTTAATTAAAACATTTGTTTTAAAATCAAATGCTTGAATTTTATTTCCTCTTTTTTCTTTCATGACTAAATGAGAATTAAAAGATTGAATGTCGTTTGAATTAATTACTTTTTGAACTGTATCCGCACAACAGCCAATAATTCTTGCCGTTTCCGTAAAACTTTTTGTTTCCAAATAAGTTTTAATTATTTGTTCATGGTCCCAATAAAGTGTTCCTTCTCCGCCAAGAGTGGCATTATATCCTTCTCCATGAAAAGTATTATAATATTGAATCCAATATTGTTCACGAGAATCTAAAATTTCTACAGGACATTTTTCTAATTCACGAACCTCAAAATTTTCTTTGCCATATTTGTTTATGGCTCGATATAATGGTCTTTCTAAATGTCTATTAGAATCAACAAGATGCTGTTGAAATCTTTCTTCGATAGAATAAACTGTTTGACCAATATATTTTTTACCGTTGATTTTATTTTCAATGAGGTAAATATAACCTTGCATTAAAATCACTCCCATATTTAGTTTAAATAGCAATACCACGTAAAGGAATGGGCATTATTGCCGTGGAGAATATCGGAATCGAACCGATGACTTCTGCGTGCAAAGCAGAGGTTTTACCTCTAGACTAATTCCCCAAACAAGAGGCAAGAGGCAAGACGTCTTCGCCTCTTACATATATATTATATCATAAATTTGATATAATGTCAAATAATTGGCTTTAACCAACTTCTCATTCCACAGTTAGTACATTTTGTATACCTTCGTCTGAAAAAATGGAATGGGTTTTTAAAAACCCAAACCAACCAATTTCGATACTCAAAGGTTTCGTTGCAATAAGGGCATTCAAACTTTAGCATTACTGAATCACCTTGTATCTATCCTTTTCTAGAGTTTCTAGCATTAGATCGTATCCGGTCTTGCCAGTAACAATAGACTGGAAAATAGAAGGAGAGAATCCAGAAACGAAGCTTACTCGTCCAACGCCTAGCATAGGAATGTTATTCTGACGAGCATTTACATTCCAATAAATTAGGTGAGGAACTTCATAGCCATTCGCGCGCCACTTTCTTGCGATACCTTCCATAAGAGTTTCTGCTCCTTCAGTGCCACGACCGGAGTAATTACGATACTGCCAAGTAGCAGAATCGAATTCCATATCGGAAATTACGATAATAGTATTAGGTAGCTCATCCTGAGATAGACGATTACTCTTAGCGGTATTTAGTAGCATATCAAACGCGGCTTCAATGTTGGTGTTTTCACAAAGATTAGTTCGTACGATACGATCTACCTTATCGCAGAAATCTACACCTTCACACTCAATCAGCTGAGGACGAGAAGAGAAAGAAATGTAGTGATTAGCGAAAGGTCCGCCCGCCTTTTCAGCACAATACAGACCGAGAGAAGTTGCAACATTGATGGGAGTTCCGGTCATAGAACCAGAAGTATCTACCATACAAAGTGCATTTAGATTAGAGCCCTTGAAATAATCGGTTAGATTATCCCAATACTTATTAATCATTAGACGATCAGTATTGTCAAGAGCAACATTTCTGCCGCGACTGTACCACTGATTAGAACCCATTAGATTAATAGCCTTTTCTACAACCTCGTAAGGATATAGAGTACCAGCATTAACCTTAGTGTTTTCATCCTTAGCGAACTTCTCGTACTTTGCCTTGATGATGTCTCGACGAGCGAAAGCATTCTTGTACTTTAAGCCAGCCTTAGAAGGAATCTTATCGAACTCGATTTCATTCCAACGATTCTGAGACATTAGACGCTCTAGAACGCGAATTCGTTCACGAAGAGTAGACAGATGCTTACGATACTGTCTGGGAGAATAGCCAAAATACTGGCAAGTTAGCGCGCCAAGCTTAGCATTTTCCTCAGAAGTAGCATTTTCGCTATGTAGCCACTTAGCAAGTAGAGAAGGGGTCTTACAATTTAGATCAAGAATGAACTGCTCCTTCATAATCTTGAAAGCATCCTTTTCAAGAGAAGTGCCAACAAAACAATAAAGGTCATCCCAACGTCCAAACTCAGCAATGTACTGAAGATTACGCTGCGCAGCAGCCTTATCATTCTTAGCAAGCCACTTCATACATTCGCGGAAGAAACGGCGTTCGCCCTGACCACCACGAATATCACGAAGATAGAATAGACACTTTAGGGCATATACAGGATTCTCCTGATAAGCCTTCTTAAACATAAGAGTTACATCGCCAACAGAACGCTGACGCATTGCTCCGCCCATAGCGAACATGTCAAGTAGAGCGCTTTCAGTGGTCTTATGGGTGATAGCACCATTCTCGGTACGAGTAAAATTAGAAGCCTGCTTCATAGAATTAAGTAGCATATTCATATTTACATTTCTCCTTTTTCTCTTATTGTAAACAACTAAGGCTAGTTGTATTCCTTTTACTCATATATTATAACATAAATTTGTTATAATGTCAAATAGTTGGGACTCCTATTTTCGAGCGAAACATTAAGCACCGTCCATCTCACGGGTGCCCCAACAATAATATTATAACATAATTTTGTTGAAAAGTCAAATGGCGGGAGCGGTAGGATTTGAACCCACGCACGGCTATTAACCGCCTCACGGTTTTCAAGACCGTTCTCTTCAGCCACTTGAGTACGCTCCCATATGGTCGGGGCGACAGAATTTGAACCTGCGGCCCTTGATCCAGTAAAAAATGCTCTTATAAGTTGGGAAACTCCTTATATTTCCAATTTAGACCATAACACATTTTTCCTTTTGATATACACTCCTTTATATAACGAATTTGACGTTCGTCATATAGCTGATTTAGCTCAATGACATTCCATTGCTTTTCATTTCCATATTCATCAATAGAAATAATTCTATTATCAACATATCTTTTTATATCAGTATTTGATATAATACTAGCTATTACATTGTCCAGTAAATAATCTGAAGCAATAGACATTTGAGCCTGAATACCTTGTTTTGGGGTTTTAATTCTTAAAGTTTTTGCCGCAGATACTTCTTCTACCGGAATCAAAAAACTATATTCTCCCCAACAAGTGAAAAAATAATCAATTTCTTCTTTGGTATATTGATATCTTGTAGTTTCTTTTGTATTAGTAGTTGAGCGTGTAGCATTCATGACTAATACACCGTCTTCAAGATGT